CCCTTGTTTCATTAATTCATCTGTCTTTGTCACTTTGTATGAAGGGCCAAACAGACCCTCTAAGACCCATTTATGCGTCTGTGTGCCGTCTAAAGTTCCAGTGAATCCAAATCTATACTTAGCATGATGTAATTTTGTCATTATAGATATTAATGACTTACTCTTAAATAGGTGAGCTTCATCTCCTATAACTACATTGTAATCTTCAAAGAATTGTCTTTCTAATTTATAAACAGATTGCCATGTGGTAATTGTGACAGGAAATTCATTTGTTTTTTCTTTTCCAGAATATATTCGATGACAGTATGACTCAGAATCCCAACCATAATCCTGAAAGTCCTTATACATCTGCTCTACGAGAGATGTCGTCGGAACAACTAGCAGGATTTTTTGACGTTTATCTACGTAGTATCTTACGAGAGAGTAAATCATCAAAGATTTTCCTGAAGCAGTCGGTGATATCAATAACTTTCTATTGTGTTTTAAGGCATCGAATACTCCGTCAACTTGGTATTCTCTGGGGGGATGAGAACATATAGATCTCATATAATCCTTTACACCTTCATATGATATCCCTTCATTCTCTTCAAAGGGAACTCCATAGTATTCATTGTCTACAAATTTATAACTATAATCGTGCTTCTTACAAAATGCTACTACTCGATCTAATAAACCAACATAGATCCTCTTTGATCTTAAATCAAATAAATGTATTTCACCATTCCAATTACGATTCCGATATTGAGGCATAAACTTTGCACTCTCAACTTGGAAAGTAAAGTAATCTCTTAGCTCATATTCGATATGTATTTATCAACCCATTCCAGCGTTAAATCTCATAAACTCAATTGCATTTTTAATTTGATATGTGCGATTCTGTATGACTTTTAATATACTTTCTAAGTAAGTAAGCATTGTATCATAGTATTCTATCTTAAGAGATGAGTTAGATAGTTTCTCATCTGCATCCAAATACTTTGTCATTGTGTCTTTATCTCTTATCTTTTTAGGAAAAGGATTTTGAATATAAACATCCGGATCAGCCTTGCCACTAAAGTATTCATATCTCTCGTGTCTTATATTTTTTCTTTGCTGTTCTGCTTTCTTTCTTAATAGAAATATAGTATTATATATTTGAAAGTATTTTGCATGTAGAGATGGTATATTCAAAGATTCATCATGTAGATTGTCTCTATCTATTTTTGCGTCTTTTTCCCACATCTCTTGAATCGATTCAAGATCAAAGGTCATTTCCTGCTAAATCAGTAATTGTGTACATAGTATACTTGAAACTCACGTCTGCTGTAAAGTAATCAATATCAGTGTCAGTGGCATCAAATGTTAAAGTTGTTAGACTATAGGGCCATAAATCAGTAAATTTTACATTGAATTTTGCAATTAGATTGCTACTTAGTATTTGTAAAGTACCATCAGAATATATGTCATGCCCCGCCTTTCCATAATTTCTTTTTGGTGTTTGTCCACTCTTTTCCCAATCACGAAACTCTTGAACACTCTCTGGGAATCCTAGTCCTCGAATCCATTTTTGAATTTCCATATAGTTTGTAAGATCTTCATCAACTAAAAATCTTAAACTTAGATCACCAAAATCAACTTTATCTCCGGGGACTGGAATGTCTCGAAGGTAATTTGGTTGATTTGCAACACCCAAATTTAGATCTGGAATGTTAGCACTATTGCAGAAAAATGCAGCACCGGGACTTCGTTTAAGATTAAACTTAAAACC